AAAATATGTGAGTAATAAACAGTCTATCCTACCAAAAGAATACGAATATCTCAACAATATAGAATATGAATGATCCAAACTATCACAGGAACAGATAAACCGATATTGTGAGAAGATTGAGGAGCTAGGAAGAACAGTGAAGCAAGAGTTCCCATCGTTTCCTGAGGAAGCATTCCTTACGTCTGGTAATCCTGTATTCAACATAGAGATAGTACAGTCTAAATCTCATCCTAAATTTATAGAGGATGAAATATACAAAGACCTAAGATGGTATAATAAAGACCCACTAAGAAAAGCAATCTACTGAGTAGATACATCTGAATGATGAATAAAGTGAGATTATTCTGTAGTAATTGTAAGAGATCAGCAGACAATGTGATTACTCGCTTGCTACAGATGACATATTCCACCTGATGCTCTTTGTGAGATCATCGATAAGATAAATAAAGTGTTCAGTAAATGTAAAATAGGAATAGAGAAAAACAATACCTGACTTGCAACTGTGATAAAATCAGAAGAATATAAACGATATAAAGATGTATACAAAGAAAAGATACTAGACGAAATAACTATGAGAACAACCGATAAAGTGTGACGAACTACAAGCACAAAGACAAGACCGCTTATGATCTCAGAATATGAGGAAGCAATCAGAACAGGAATAATTAAAGATATAGATGAACGCCAAGAGTCAGAACTTTATACTTTTGTTTATAACGAGAAGAACAAGGCAGAAGCATTGGAATGATGCCATGACGATATGATTATGGCAGATGCTATTTGTTATCAAATGAGGAACGAGAGAATATGATTAGTAGATACTGCCCCAGTAGTTGCTCCATGAAATAAAAGTTTCATAAGCATTGAAGATATAGAGGATGATATCAATGCAAGGTATGCTCACTTATATAAATAGTTGCAAATTATAAAAAAATATATACAACTATAAAGATATTTATCTCGACTCAATATAATGTATATAGATTTTACAAAGTTTGATCTCCAATTTCATAAATGAAAGGATGTAATAACATTAGACGATGTTTGCAATAACGATAATCTTCACAACGAGCTAGTATGATATATAAAGAATATGTATATGCTTTCTTGGAATTATATGAAAGGAAAGAATACAGATCGGATATATCTTGATGAACTCGAGAGAAGAAATATAAGAGATTGAAAGATAAAACAGAACTTTACATTCCAAATGAAGAAAGCGTATATTGCACAGTATCTCAAAGAATGAGTTTACCCACAATTTGTACCAAACAAAAGTTTAGCAGATAAGGATATGGCAACGAAGCTAAACCAACTTGCTAAGTATGATATCGAGATCATGAGAAAGCAGATCAAAGATAAAGAGATACTAGCAAATGTGTTTGATTATTGACCAGCTATTGTAACTAAGACAATCTTCGATCACTATACAGCTACTCCTAAATATAATATCATCAACCCAAAATACTGGTTACCTGATCCTAGTGGTAATGTATTAGATAATAACTTTAGACGACACCTCTTCTCTACTATATCAACAAGATGAGAGCTTGAGCAACTAAACAATAGAGCAAAGAGCAAAACCTGAATAGATATATACAAGAAACTAGATACTTTGGTACAATGACCAACATTCGACCAACAGTCAAAGCATCGATGAGATAAACAGAACAGGACTCTAAGCGTTCTCGGTAATAACGATGAAATATATCTATTACAATGATACATAACAATAAACGATCGTAAGTATACAGTAACACTTGCTAACGCACATAATACTATAATAAGATTAGATGTCCTTGAGCCAATCAGTAAATCAGAGAAAGAAGATCCAACAACAATAGAATTTCCTGTTGCTATATATAACGCATTCCCATTATTCAATGATCCTTGTGGAATATCTTATAGAGAACTTCTTTATGATAAAGATAGAGCATTAACAAAGATAAGTAACGCAATCTATCGTAAAGAACTTACAAATGCTTGATTTGATAATGTTCTTGTGGATGTTGATAGTTGAGTAAATATAAACCATCTAGCATATAGAACAGATGAGTGAACAAACTATATACCATATAGCTGATCTAATAATCAAGGCAGACCGATAATACAGAATGTATCAGCTCCAAACGATACATCTTCTAGTATGAACTTCTATGACTGGATGGTTAGAATGTCAGAACAAGATACTGCTATAGATCAGATGATGAGATGACAAACTGATACTAACAAAACATTATGACAGACACAAATCCAAGATAATAACCAAAATATATTATTCTCTCTTGATGCTCTTATGTTATGAATAGGAGAGCAGATGTTCTGGAGGAATATATATCTTAGATCATTGATGGAGAATATATCTATACTAAAAGAGAAGACAGCAATCTTGACTACAATCAATGGTATGGATAGTATAGTAAAGATTGCTAGTCGTGATCTTATATGATGAAACTCTCCTTATGTAAGAATAGTAAGTAAGAAGCAACAACTAGAAGAGGCACAAGCACAACTTGCACACCTAGAAGCATTCTATGCTATGGAGATGCAAGATCCTAATACATCGCCACTAATAGCTAAGATATATAAGAGAACAATGAGAGCATTACAATGATTTGATGATGATTTCATACATACTACAGTCCCTTATGATGTTTACGAGATAAGAGCAATCAATCTTATGAACATCATTAATGATCCTAAGGTAGATATCCCAAAAGACTATCAATATGTTGCTCCTGAACTGGATATCAAACAACAGCTTGAGGCTATGTATTACTATGTAAATATGTGTATACCATCCACAGAAAAAGATTGAGTCCTAAGAATAATAAACAAACTTATCTTACAAGAGTGAGTACAAGTAAATAAACAACAGATGGAGTGAATGTGATGAATAGCAAACTCTATGTGATCCCAAATGATTAGTAACAAGATTTCATCTAATAACCAACAACAATAATGTTAGACGATCTCACACAATTTATAACCTCTGAAGAGTTCAAAAGACTATTTATAGAGAGTATAATAGAAGCAAAAAGATGAGCATTGAAAGAGATAGTGAATAGACCAACTCCTGAATTTACTAAAATACAATATAACGAGATAGATATGATGCTAAAATGCCAGTCTCATATTGAGAAGTTCGTTGTATCATTATTAAATAAATCTATTATGAATATAATGGATAATAAAGAACTTGAGAAGAAAGACCAAGACAAACTGCAAAAAGATATTGCAGAATTAAAAAAAATGATTATAGACTTTATATAGGCAACATCAATAAGACCTAGAGGCTAGACCTCAAACTGGCAATGTCAATAAGACCTTATAAGATGCTTTTATATCTTATTTCTATATACCATGTATGACGAAGACGGAAATCTTATTATTCAAGACGATCAAAACAATGATGATCTTGATTTAGATAATGATTGACAAGAGGATTGACAAGATGACTGATATGTCAAACTCTCTAAAGAAGCACACGAGGCATTACTTAATAAAGCTAGAAGAGCAGACATTCTGAAAGCTAAGAGTGCTAAGTACAGTCAAGAGAAGAGAAACAATCCAAACAATTCTGAGGTTATTGAGAACTTGCAAAAGGAGATCAATGAGATCAAGAATGAGAAACTATCTATACAAATCAAATCTTTATATGCAGATGCAGATGTCGAGAAAGTAAACGAGCTAATCCATAAAGGACTAACAGTAGAACAAGCGACAAAAGCACTTTATGCAGATGAGATGATTGCTAGAACAACACCAAACATATGAATGGCAGGAAGAGCAGGAGGTGGAGCATCTCTTAGTGATGAAGCTAAGGTGTCTATCGCTATGGCTAACTCTATGCTATGATTATAATCTTTTATTATCTATATTACTACTATGTTTAAATTAATTAACGGAGACTACACGCATTCAACTGCGAAGTTTTATACTAAAGCATCAGCTACTGTACTTTCACGTGGTGATCTTGTAACTTTTGACGTAGCTAATTTGATCGTTGTTGCTACAGGAGTTACTGCAGTATTAGGTAAAACTATGCACGTTCTTATTGATGCACCAGCTGGAACAACACAAGTAAAATGTATTGCGTCAGAAGAGGCTGAATTTGAAGCTAAAGCAACAAGACCAATCACAGCAGCAGACAAGGGTCTACAATGTGATATGGCAGTATCTTCTGGACAACAAGTTGTTGATCCTGACGCTACTACTACAGATGTATTTACTATCTTGTCTGACGAAAGTTATACTGATACTAGAGAAGAACTTGTATTAGGAGTACCTACATTAGTACAATACGTAAGAGTTAGATTTTCTAAGAGAGCTAACTAATTATAAAGGGGGGTATTCCTTTATATTATTATTTATATTATCATGATTATGACTGCTGGTGAGTTTAACTCACAATTCGGTAAAAACGTACACGATGTATTTGCTAACACCTCTAAATTATATGAAGAGGGTAAAACATATTTCAACAAGATTGCTTTTACAGAAGATGTAAGAGAAAGAACGCTTAAATTTTCATCTTTTGTTGAAAGTGGATATGCTTCTACTGTAGGAGAACTTGGATTGATCCCAACTGTTGGAGCTTTGAAAGGTCACACTATCACTAATAGTGCTACTGATATCAAAGACCGTATCGTTGTATCATCTGAAGAACTCTACGATAGAGGAGATCAGACTGAAATGCTTAGATATGTTATCGAAAGAACTGTACTCGGTATGAAATCTTGTTATAACGAACTTGAAAGACAAGTACAATCATTCTTTAATAACGCTACTACTACTGCTATCGGTCCTGATGGAGTCCCAATGATTGCTAATAACCACACATTTAGAGCAGGTGGTACTACTTGGAGTAATCTTATGACTTCTACTGTTGTAGGAGAAGCTATGATGAAAGAATTAGAAGCATACGGAGGTAACTTCAAAGATGATAGAAACATTCCATATCCTTTACAATTCAAAGTATTCCACGTAAAACAAGGATCTGACGCTGCACAAGAATTGAAGAAACTTCTCAAGATCAATCTTGCAGGAGGTTACCAATATCTTGCACCTCAATCTTTCAATGGTGTGAATATCTATGTAGGTAATGGTTATACTATCCACGAAAATCCATATCTTACAAATGCTAAGAAAGTATTTGCTACTGTAGAACGAGATAATGTAATGTATAAAAACCCATTATATGTCGGTATGTACAAAAGATTTACTGCATCTGATTCAATCTATAATACAAACAATGATTCATTTGAAATGACAGTTGTTGGTAGACAACATATCTGTCTTAGAAATATCCCAGTAGGTATCGTAATGTTCCAATTGGCATAATCTATTTGGGGAGTGTAAAAGCTCCCCTTTCTTTATTATATATATTGTTAAAATGGAACAAGCATTATTGCAGAATGCCTTTATAAATTATAAAGGGGTAAGTATATCAATAGCGACGTACTTGGAGTTAATGAGTAAAGAGCAACCACAAGATGCTATTACAGCACAATCGGAAGCCACTTCTACGACAGTTCAAGAGGAACAAAAAGATGTTACTATGTCTATCGAAGAGCTTAGAGATATGTTTAGTAAGATACATAGTAAAGAAGTACCAAACAATAAGAAAAACGATGCTAAATGGATTTATTCTAAACTAAATGATAATGACTCCACAACAGATACTACAGTCGATCAAGGATCAGATACATCTCTATAGTTCAGAGATCACTGACTTAAAGATATATGAATATATGAATAACTATTATTTATCTTTACGAGAGAAAGTAACTAATATAGATAAGAATTATTGACGAGATAATCGACAGATCAATCTTAATTCTTGACAAATCAAGTATCCTCTCCTTGATGTTACTGAAGCTACAGTCTCCACACCTTGAGTTGCAGGACAACTAAAGATCGAGAGGGTATTTGTGAGGTACGATATAACAGAGCCATACCATCGTCTTGCTAGACAGGTGGATTTCTGAAATCTAAAATATGGTATAGAATACTATAAAAATAACCATCCTATAACTGATCCTATGTATACTGTTGTAGCTAACGATATATATATACTTCCTGCTTGAACGAATACTATAGTATGATGACTACAGATGGAGTGAACGAAGAGACCGTATAGTCTAAATCAGTTTACTACAAGTGCTAATGATATATTTCTTAGATCTGAATATCATAATCTTATTATATCTTGAACTATAGTATATATCGCAAGGTTCTTAAGAAATGAAGCATTATCTCAAGAATATGAAGCATACGTATCAAGAGAGGAGAGAGAGATGTTTTCTAATATATCTATGAGAGTAACCAAACCAGTAGTATGAAATATACCTAACTATTGAGATCAGTTTGTGTATAGGGGCTATTAGTCCCTAGCATATTATGCTTTACAGTTAAACCCCCTCTGTGAAGCATAATATATTTATTATACTATAAACTATGGAAAGTATAACATATAATAACTTCTCTTGATCTATTGCAGAGACTAATACTCATATGAAAGTAGGAGATTGTGCATATATGGAAAATCTGGACGGAAGAACCGAGCCAGAGTTTTTGAAACTTAATAGAGAAGTGTATACAAAGTGTTCGACAGGGACATGACTTCCTATACTTGTAGTAGATGGTTATGTGTTCAGTACAGATGGCACAATTAGATCATTAAGTAACTGAGCTGTACAATATACAACACCATCATCAAGTCCATTTGTAGCATGAGTTATCTTCTGAGACTACTTTATTTGATTTTATAAAGAATGAACTAATATTAAGATATTAAGCATACCTATCAATCCATTAACATGAACTTGGAACTTTTGAGGTGTTGTAACATCTTTTTGAGTTTTAGTTGATCCGATAACTGCAATATCAGCCCCATTCTCTGTCCCTGCATGACTCTGAGTATGAAATATATCTATTATAAACAATAGTGAAGATATACTCTATTTCTCTATAGATAAAAAGATATATACAACAAGCTATAGATTCATGCCATCTATGATAATAGAACAGTCATTAGTTTTTGAAAGCCGAGTGAGTGGTATGACTAGAGACCAAAACTCTATAAATATATATCTATGGAATGGTAGAAAATATCTACGATGATGAATAGGCTACAAGACAGTAGAGTGATACTCTGATCTATGAGTTTCAAGATTGCAGAAAGTATGACAAGCAAAGAATATAGATTACTTTATTGCTAGTTGATTTACTGGAGTAAATAATATATTATATATATCACAGTGACAGTCTTGTAAACAAATTAGACAAGCTGGTAAAGTATTAGATTGACTAGCTACTAATAGTAAATTTGCTTTTGGTACTCAATGTAATAATGATAGTCGGATGGCTTCCTGAAATAATCTAGTGTATTTTCCATCAGAAGAGAAAGTAGGGGCTATATCGTATGGTATTAGAAACGAGGTAAACGCTTACTGATTTGTAAATGAGTATATGAATAATATCTATGAAGATATTTGATGTCTATCGTATGGTACAGACGCTAATAGCTTTCAAGAACTCTATATATGAGTAAGAGATAGTAATGGTAACTGATTTGTATTAGTACAACAATATGATATAAACAATAGTCTATATAAGTACCAACTAGAATGAGCACGATATACAAAGAAAGAGATCAATCAATTCCCTCAAATAAAGAGATCAATAAAGTATTTCTTTAGATATGAACTACCAGTAGGCACAACTATAGAAATATATTGTTGCAAAGACGGGACAAATAATTATACTTTGCTTACTACATTACCATCAGGACAGCAAGAGTTTATATTTAATTGATGAGTAAATGAGTGGAGGGAGATAACACACAAAATAGTTATGAAAACAACAGATAATACAAAGACACCTAAACTACAGTCTATGACTATATCTATAGAACCTACAAAAAGATGAGTTTCACTACAATAATATCATGGCAGATCAAACACTACAGCAATCAAAAGGATATGAAAATAACCAGCTACAGTGAGGTATTACTGAAAGAGTTTTTGATATAAAACCAGAGAATAGATCAGAAGATATGGACTATTGATTTTGAAAGAATAAGATTACTGCGAGTACACAGATTAGAGGGATAAGGTTTAGAGGAATAAGGACAACCAAAGATGTATGAGATTCGGTAAAGTGAAAGATGTTTGAAGATACATTATTAGATTGAGATATACGATATGATAATGTGGATAGAAAGATAAAGATATACGCTAGTGATTCTACCGACCTATCATTTATACCTGATTGGTGAGTAAGCCAGAGATGATTTAAGAAATGAGAGTATGTACTATATAATTGAAGATTATATTTAGCATTACAAGATACTACATTTGCAAACGAACCTTGAACTCCGTCATGAGACTGATTCTGGAAGTTATCTATATCATTTGAGTGAATACTTCCTTATGATTCATCATCGTTAGATATGATATGATGATTTAGTTGAATACCTGTATGACCTCTGCGAGATTTATGAGTCCTATACACATCATATACTGCTAATGATAACTTCTGACTTATATCGCTTCTACCTTTAATACCTACTATACCAGCAGATTGATATTATCTAATAAATACAAGAGAAACACGAGACAGTAGACCATGATGAACAGATGTAATGAGTAGATTAGAACTGAATTATAATTTACCATGAAGCGTAATCCTATCAGAATGCTATAGATATACCTCGACAATATCAGCAACATCTTCTTGATGAATAACAACGACAATAGACCAATGAACTATACCACAAGATACAACAAGTAATACCCGAATGTGATATTTAAAGAAATGAGATACAATATCGGTATCAGCAAGAGCATTATGAGCGACAGTATCAATCACTAATGACTTCCTACAAATAACAAGACTATTTTAGTTATAATAGATCAAATGGTTAATAGAAGTATAATAGAGGGGACATTATGAACAGAAGTAGGTGCTTATCTCTGAGAAGCAAAACCACAAGCACCAGTGACAACTAATGCACAAGCACAAGTTCAACAACAGAATACGCCACCTATCGCACAAGCGAAAGCCACTTCTACGATAAAAAAAAGTAATGTGCAAACTAATAACACTACAGGATGAGTAAAAAGCATACCATCTATTACTCCGCAAGCTCCAATAGTTCAACCACTAGATACTACAGATACATCTTGAAAGGTAAATCTAAAAGATAATAAGTGAGGATTTCAACAAAGAGCAGAGAAAACATGAGTAGTAAAAGATTGACAAGTATTAGATCAAACAGGATTATCTAATCAAGCAATTGCTAGAGCTTGAGTTCTTATGAAAAGCAAAGCAGAGGCAGGAGAGAAGATAGATGAAGCAGTCTTGCAAGATATTTTTGATAGACAGCTTAAGAATGTAGGTATAAAGGCAGGCACTCCACAATTTGCAGAAGCACAAAAGCAAATGATGTCTCAATTTGCATCACAACAACAGAAACTAGGTCATGCTACTATCCAAGATGCTTTCAATAGTATAAATTCTAAGTATAATGATCTATCGAAACTGAAACTACAGTCTACCGATGATATAATGAATAAGTTTAGTTCACTAACAGCAGAGCAAAAAAACTATTTAGAACAGAACAATCCTAATTATGCACTTGCAAAAGCTAAGATAGATGCACAAGCTAAGGCAACACAAATCAACAACACTATAAATAAGACAGCAGTATCTACTAAAGAGCAAATAAAGGAGGAGAACTCACAATTTGCTAAGTGAGATACGCTTGCAGAGCTAGAATCTCAAGAAATGAGAGACCTTTTTTGAGAAATTTCTCAATATGATGACGAAATAGTTACTATCCAAGATGAAATTGACCCTAAAAAATTAGAGAAGAGGATTGCAGCACAATTCCCTACAAGTCTTACATCATGAGCATTAAGAGCACTAGCAGATAACGAATTTAATGTAAAAAGTGAGAAACTGGATAAGCTTATGAAGCTTAGAGAGCTTGCAAAAGATACTTATGAGACAAGAAGAGCAGAAATAATCCAAAATGATAAACTCATAAAGGATAGAGACGATACAGTGATGCAATCTCTCTTAGATAATTGAGGTATGTGACTTATGGCTACAAGTCAGAAAGACATAGACCAAATGGTAGAGAGTGGGCAACTGTCAAAAGCAGGAGCTACTTTGATTAAGAAACAACAGCAGGGTATGATGTCTAATACTATGCAGACATTATGATTTGTTACTCCGCAAATGCAAAAGTCTATTGACTCTATGATGGCAAGATGAATGTGACCATGACAAATTATGCAATCACTAATAAACACATGAGTATATAGACCACCAATGAAACAAGATTGGAATACTACAAAAATGGATGACTGATCTTTACTTATGTATGACCAGACTACATGAGAGACCAAGATGATTAGAGGACAACAAGGTATAAATGAATTATGATGATGAGATATAGAACCTGTTGATCCTGATAAATTATTAGATTGTATATCTAGGGCACAAGAGATAGGAGATGCAAATAGTAGTAATCTCAACTGTGCAACCTTTCTAAACAAAGTAGGTATATCGCCAGTATGAACAACAATAGAAGAAAAGATCAAAAGAATAACACCTTGAGCATGACCAGTACCTTGATCTGTCATGGTATTATCTTGAATGTCGCAACCAACATACTGACACGTTGCATTAGTAGAGAGAGTAAACCCTGACGGGACAATCCAGATAAGAGAAGCAAACTATAATGGTAAGTGATGAATAAGATCGACTATAGTTGATCCTAATAACCCATGAGCTAGTCGATGAGTAAATGCGAAGATAGAGTGATATCAAGTTCCTTGATGAGTTAGACAATGAGGACAACAATCAACGAGTAATGTAGATGATGTATACAATATACTAACAACATCGTGACAATGAGACAAAATGGCAGAGAAGAATGCTAAGATATTATCACAGAAGTATACTACAGAACAAATAAAGCAAATGTATCCAGATCAAATGACTCAGAAGATACTTATCGACAAAAAGGATAGTATATGAAATATATCAGAGAAATATAACACATCAAAGAATAGATTAAAATGAGTACAATCTGTATTAAATAATCCTAATGCAAGTGGTAAAGATATAGAGTTTGCGTTGAAATCTTTTGTAGCGTCTATTGATAATACTGCTGCGATGGCATGAGAAGTAGAACAGGCAAAGAGTGCAGGCATATCATACTATGATTCAATAAACAATTGGGCGAAGAAAGCAGCAACAGGATGAGTATCGGAAAAGACAAAGAAAGATATTATCAATACTGTAAACAACTTTTATAAATGAATAGAAAGATGATATATGGATTATATAGATGGTGAAATATGATCTATAACTAATACATATTGAGCAGTACAATGAGACAAATTCAAAGTATATCAACCACGATCAAAGTGAAGAGCATTGCTTCAGCAATGAGTGAGTAATATGAACCAAAACACACAACAAGCTACTACAGGAACAAGAAGAAGTAGAACAACATACTAATTTATATCATTATTCTAATATGAAATTCAGCGACTATCTTATAGGCAATCAATGAGGGGAACAGATGTCTAGTCAGACACCTATACAACCTCAACAGATGCAATCTATTGCACCTCAGCAAAGTATGCAAAGTTCTGTTACTGATTTCTGAATAAAACCGAACCAATCAGCACCTAAGAAGAAGGTAGATACTTTCGATGTTCTTTGAATGTTAGAAAAAACAAATCAAATCACACAGCAAGCTATAAAAGACAATCCAGTCAGTAAATGAAGCACTACTTATACATGAAGAAATAAGAGTATTAGGGAGATACAAGAATGAATAGAACAAGCAACAAAAGAAACTCACAAACTAAATACATTATTAGATATGAAAAGATATGTAGACGATTGAGCTACTCTCGAAGAGTTCCAAGCAGACTTTTGAGATGTTCCACAAGAGATATTACCTCAAATATATGAGGAGTTCGCTTATTGAACAAAAATGAAAGACATACTAAAACTATATCCTGAGCTAGACAACATACAACCACCACAGAAACTAAGAGAGAAGTATGATATTAAGAAGTTCTTTAATCCATTATGAGAAGCTGGAAAAACAATACTGAAAGCAAAAGAGAAAGCAAAAGAGGATTGATCTTTTCTAACAAGTAATCCTCTTACTCAATGATTTATGGGGGCAGTATGATGAGCAGTCAAATCAGTAGGAGACTTAGGGGCTTGAATAGTATGAATATCTGATAAGATAAATTCTTTATGAAAGTCTATAACTGAATGATGAGATATAGATCAGTATAGCGAAAGACCATCATCATTATCAGAGGATGTATTCAATACAGTATCATGATGAGTAGGTACAGTATGATCTGTATTCGCTATGCCTGCTTCTATTCTTATCAACACTGGTATAGAAGCTTTACCGAGAGATTACCAAGTTGCATTGTCAGATAGTATGGATTGGTTAGGCGATAAGATCGCTCAAACTCCATGATTAAAGCAATGGATGGAATCACTACCAGTAGAGAGACAAAATGAGTTTAAGCAAGAGCTTGCAAATGCTTGATTCTGATTACTTATATGATTGAAATGAAAAAAGAATATAATCACTGATCCAAAATTATTTCTCAAAGAGAATATAAATCCTATATCGATAGCGAGAAATTTTAATGAGAATGTTATGGGTATACCTAGTAAAGCATTAGAAACAGCAGTAAGCACTGTAGGTAAGATGAAAATACCAGAGATAGATTTATGAATATCTAATAAAACACAGTGAGCTTCTAATTTTGTTGCTAAAAAACTTATAGATAGTAAGTTTAAATTTACAAAAACAAATAAAGATGCTATAAGAAAAACAAGCTGATTAGAGACTAGTGATTTTATATTAGAGAATAACCTTACAGCAAATAATGTAGATGAAATGATCGACAAAACGAAAGATATGGTTGATAATGCTATGTCTGAAAAATTCAAAGCATTAGAAAAAGTAGATACACCACAAAAGATAACAGCAAGGGATAAATTGATCTGAAATTCTATTGTAAATCAAGCTAAAAACGATATAAGTGAAGTATATGGTAAAAAGTTCGACGAAATAACACCTGATGAGATTATACCAGAATTACAAGAACAGTTTGATATAATAAAAAATATAGAAGAAACATTGAAATGAAAAGATACAACAGCATTGAAATTAGAAGCTATGAAGTCTCTCTATGATATGTATAATAGTCATCTAAAATATGATCCTACAAAGAAAAGAATATTATCATCGGCTGAAAAGATAAGATTATGATTACAGTCCGATATTGAAAAACTAGGGGAAACAGTTGATGCAGATATAAAATGACTTAATAAGAAAATAGCAGGTGGTAAAGCATTAGAAAAATGATTGATCCAAGCAGGAGATAGAATGGATAATAATAATATATTCTGATTATCTGACTCACAAACAGCAATATTATGATCTGTATTGTGATGAGGATGAGTAGAAGTTGCGACAGTATTATGAGCAAAAAGTATATTTGAAAATATATGAGTAAGAGGTAAAATAGCACAATCTTTATATTCAAAATCTACAAATGAATGACTGGAAAGCATTACTAATACTCCGAGTAATCGTACTACTGCTGGTAGCAATATTACCAAGCAGTTCGGCAATAGTAATACCACTAGGAATGATAGTAAGTCGAGTGTTCAAATAGCATGAGCTCTTCCACAAAGGAGAGCAGTAGACTATGCTTATTCTCCAAAAAAGACAACACCAACTGATCTATGATCTAATCTTGATAAACAAGGTAGAGTAATCAAACAATATACAGCAAGAGATATATTAGAAGAGGTAAGAGCAAAAAAAGATAAATCTAATGTGTCAAGTAAAATAGATACAATAAAAGCAAATCAAGCTAAGGGGGTACCTACTAATATAGATAAATCAGAACCACTATCAAGATATGCAGCTTGAAATAGATGATTGACTGAGTTATCAGATGCTATAGTAGATTGGAACAATAAATGAACTGAAAAAGACAGAATAAGATTACTTTCAGAATTTGATACTGAAAAGGGGAAAGCATATCTTAATGAAGTAATAGAAAGCATAGATAAAAATAATGATGGTACTATAACAGCATACAGGACTGGTAAAATATGATGAAATAAACCACAAAGCTATACTATAAGTGAAGGTATGGCAAAAACATTCTCTAATGAGTGAACGGATATATCTATAAAAAACTTTTGAAAGTCAGACAATAAAGACTTCTGATCATTAGATACAGTAAAGGTAAAGATAGATCCAAAATGAATAAAATGATATAGTCCATTTGACAAAGAATTATTAGTAGATAGCAAATTTGTAACTACAGAAAATAAGGTATCTAAAAACCCTATTACTAATATTACACCTGATAACAAGAAGTTATCGGATAATCTACTAAACAAGTTGAATAATCAAAAAAAATGAGTACAATCAGATACTTTAGTTAGTAAATCTGATGGGATGAAAGCACCAAATAAAGAACTACAACCACTATATAATGAAGCCAAAAAATACAAGAGTTCGGAGGATTACCTTGAGTGATTAAGAAGTAGATTCTTAAAAGATATGGATATCTTAACAGAAAAAGCTAAAAAATATAATCCTACTGATCCTACTTGATATGAAACAGCTAAAAGTAGATTCTTAAAAGATAGATGAATAACAGATACAGATATGGATTTATTGGGCAATAATAAGTATGCAGATATAAAGTGAATGGAGGATACGTATAAACAATATGTTTCTAGATGACAAAATGATTTTGCTTTACAACAAAAAGTAAAGATAGAAAATGCAAAAAAATCAAATAACTTGTTTGATAAGTATGATAAGATTATGGATGATTGGGATGAATTTTTTAAGAGAAACGAAAAGAAAATACTAATGCAAAGAAATAAACGAATGACTAATGAAGAAGCAAATAAAGTGTTACTAATTAAAAATATGCCAAATGTTTCTGAACTCCGTAAAATCCGAGAAGAAGCAAATAAAGAACTCCAACCACTATACGATGAAGCAAGAAAATACAAGAGTGCAGATCAATTTGTAAACGATATGTATAAAAATAGAAACACTAATATAATGAAAGACGAATGAGTAAGAAAATCCATGAAAGATAAATTTTGAGAAGCAGTAACAACACAACTGTGATGATTAAAAGATATACGAATTGAAAGACTCCGTAAAATACGAGAAGAAGCAAACCGTAAATAAAACAATGAAAGGCAGTCAGAAATGATTGCTTTGAAATCTAAACATAAAAATAGTTGCATTTTATAAAATAATCCTTACTATAATGCCAACACGAACATCCATTACAAACACACAAGCAATGACTGATACTTTCGAGCTACAAAACAGCGATTATAGTGTAATACAAGACAGCGATAATACACCTATCTATATCAAATGACCAACAGCAACAACAAACGAGACTTGGGAACAAATACCATAATGATAAATAGGGGGTCTATTTATCCATATAACTATAAATGGCAAGAATCGAAGATCTACCACTAGCTACCCCAGTATATAATGATATAGACCTATTCGCCGATATTTCTGATAGCAACAACGCAAAAAAGAACACAATAGGACAAAAAGTAAAAGCAGGATTATCTGACCCAACAGTGACAGCAGACGATTTGCAAGATTGAGCTACTAAGAAAGTTCTCACAGCGACAGAGAGAACGAAACTTGCAGGAATACAAGTAGGAGCACAAGTAAACACTGTAACATCTGTAAACTGACAGATGGGAGTTGTTGTACTAGATGCTGATGATATAGCTGATACAGTTACTCGTAAGATGGGTAACGAGGTTTTCGATACTTCTGAAAAAAACAAACTAGATACAGCATATACACACTCGCAAGCAGTAACGGGTAATCCGCATAATGTAACTGCTAGTCAAGTATGACTTGGTAATGTAGCAAATGAAAGACAGTTATCAAGAACAGCAGGTAATTTCAATGCCCTCCCACTTAAAACAGACATCCAAAGAAATCTAAATGATCTTATGGTCATACAAGATGATTTTGATAGCGATATCATCAAAAAGGTAACAGTCGGAACTCAATATATTCGATATTCTAGTACCATTCAATTATGGAGACCATCAGTAAACTATCATGCTGATACTCTTGTGAACTCTACTACATATGAAATAAGAAATATAGTTATAGATGAAGTGACTGGAGGTATGTATTATTGTACTATTAGTCATCAATCAGGGGCTAACTTTGCAAGTGATCTAGCATTATGATATTGGACACCAGTATTAGCATGAGGTGGAGGTTCTTCTCCTGTATATGTAATACGAGGAGCTACAAATCCTACACAAGCTATACCATGATGACCACGAACACCATCAGGAGCTTTTGCTGGTCAGTTATTTGCAAATACTGTAACTGCTGACATATTGGTCCGAGATGGTAATGATTGGATTCTTAATAGTGCATGAGGAGGATGATCTTGATCTTGAATAATCTACTCGCTCGCTAACGGAACAGTAGTTGCGAGTACAACAGGTAACAGATGATTATCTTCTGCTGGTACTGGAGCAGATAAAACATACGAAACGAGTCAGGAAATAGATCCCTTGACTTGAGATACAATAAACATGAATTTCTGACAAGGAGGAACTGTAAATTTCAACGATACAGATATTAACTTCGAGAACAATACTACATTAAACTACGATAGTACAGTAGTAAGTAACCATAATGGAGATACTGTCAACTATGATTGAGCTACAATCAATAGTGAGAATACAGAATACAATCACATAAACGATACAATAAATTATGACGCTACAACTACAGTAGAGTGAGGAACATTCAATAGCAATACATTCAATGATGCTACATTTACTGGAACTATATCTTGAGCTGCTGCATTATGAGCAGATGAAAAAATACAAGCTATTTGGACTACATCTAATCAAATAATACCACTCGCTACAATACCGAGAAGCTGAATAAAGTCTATACAAATAACTGTAGTGTGAGGTATTCTTCAGATTAGTCCATCTGACTATACATACAACACAACAACAAATGAAATTACTATGGTTACTACACCACCAATAAATCCAACAACTATAGAAATCCAATATCCTATCAAAGACGCTCTTGTTGCTCTTCCTGCAGATACGCTACAAGTAACACAGACAGCACATGGATTTGTGGTACTAGATTGGATTAGATATGACGAATGAACTTCTAATTGGGTCAAGGCTCAGGCTGATACAGCAACTGGTCTTGGTTCATGGCACGTAGTTTCTATTATTGATGCTAATACATTCTTAGTTAGTAAAGATGGAACACATATAATACCAAATGCTTTAGCTCTTTGAGAATATGTCTTGTCAGATACTACTGCTTGAGGATATACACAAACACTGCCTACAAACAACTCATCATACATCTTATATGGAATGGAGGTTATAGATTCAAATACAGTTAACTTTTACACTGTTGTCTGAGTAAGTGTTGCTTCTGTTAACTGATTGTCTTACACATGAATATATTCACGTTTTATCATGTATACTTAATTATCATGGCTATGAAATCTTTTTATGTAAATATACCCACAATAAATACAACATCTTCTGTATTATATACAGTACCTTCTGGTAAGTCATTTATTGTAAGTAACCTAGCTTGAATATCATGAACAACTCTACAGCTAGTTATAGATGGCAATATCATATGAGACTACTGAACATCAAATTATAAGTGACTTGTAGTAAGTTCTGGTAGTACATTAGCTTGAAGGACATGATCAAATGCGTGAAATTTCTATATATCCTGAGAAGAAATATCTAATTAATTTATAAATACTTACGATTATGGCACTTGACTATCCTACACTAACCCCAAATACAAATGCTCTACCTCAATGATGAAATATAACAGTTACTGCACCATCAGTAAATAATATACCATCTTGAACTATTATATCGAACTCTCTTGTGGATTGATGATATACATATTCTACTAATATCATATGATATTCATATATCACAAACCCATGATCTTCTCCTGTTTGACGTGCTTTATGATGAATATTTGTAGCATTGAGATCTTAATTTATCCTACTCTATACCCATGAAACTAACACCACAAAATATTGCATCAGTATCAACTATCCCAAACGGAAGTATCATCAAGAAAGTAGATGATAATAATTTTGCTGAAGTTACAGCTAGTGATATTACTGCTTTAGGGTTTAGTCTATGAGGATCATGATGACCAGTAGATTGATTAGATGGTATAGTATTTAGATATGACCAAACTACACAGTATAAAGCGAACTATAGATGAGATACATTATGAAGCCGAAGTGGTACATCATGAAGATGAGTATGGTATGACAATACTAATCAGACTATTATAACATCTGAGAATAACTCAGTAAAGAAGTATAATACACAATGAACACAAATATGATCTGTAACTACTTCATGAGCATGAGATATACTAAAATGAAATAATTCAACAAGGGTTGTGTTTACAAAAGTATGATGTCAAAAGATAGATCTTACTACTTTTACATTATGAGGTACTGTATGATGAACATTACTAGATATATCTCCTGATTGAACAGTATGATGCTCTATTACAAATAACCAATTCAATACATGATGAATAGAATCATTTACTATAACATCATTTAATACAAGCGATCTATCTATAATAAATACTTATACATACCAACATCTTGTATGATTTTGAAATAATATATTTGTATGAGCGACATTGATAAATAATACCGATATGGTTGTTTACTATTGAGATTGATGAAACTGAAGTGTTTCTTATGTATTAAGAAAAGTTAATATAACTACTAATACTACCTTAGCTACAGCGGGTGTTTGAAATGTTAACGATCAGTGATATGCTATACAGTATTCTACTTATGATAATAAAATATACTACAGCAGAGATATAAACACATGATTTGCAAGTAGACCTACTCTATATAGCATCTCTGCATCATTGACGTGAATAACAGCAGTAGCAAATAGTTTAATTGTGTCAGAAGTATTATATAGATGCTCAGATTGAAGTATGTGATATGATAGAGGTGACTCTTGAACTATTAGATACTGACAGCTGTTTATAAACGCATCAAATAAATTCTGGAACTCTATATGATGACGAGATATATTAATTTCTCCATTAAATAGATCTCAATTAACCCCTATATATTAACATAAACCTAATACCATTTTAATCTTAATATACCAATACCATGTTAATAAACTATTTAGAAACAGCAAGAATGTGATTATCTTGAGTAATCACAAAAATAGACGAAGTGTCTCCTACTCTTACCTATATAGGTACTTGGAGTTATCTATCAAATGGACTTGCTGATACTTCCAAAAACTGATGGAAAGTGCAAAGGGTACAGAAAGTAGGTACAGTACAAACAATAGACCGACCTATGAATGCAACAAGTACAAACTACCAAGAATGAAGTCATATACGAGACGATAGAGCTACATTAAATCGACAATAATTTAACCTTAATCTTATTATCATGTCACTAAAACCAAGTATATGACAGATCGTTAATCCATTCTTTTTACAAGATTGACAAGACGCTAATCCATCAGCTTACACCCCTCCTTACTTAAAAACAGGTGGTGCATCATGGTCAGGGACAGGTCTTGTCTATGATGTTACTGCGTTAGAATATTACTTTAATGGTGATAAACTTACAGCAGCTACACAGGTTACATTAGATGCTTCTGACCCAACAAATAATAGATTAGATGCTATTGTGGTTGATGAAGCAGGAGTAGTAAGTGTTATAAAAGGTGATGCTTCTGCAAGCCCTATTTCGCCATCTGTGGATGAATCACATATCCTCGTGCAATACATCCTTGTAGAAGCAGGTTCAACGCAGCCAACTATTGCCAAAGAAGATATCTATTTAGAAAATGTAGAGTGGACTACATCTACTTATACGACAGGCACAGCAACAGGTTCTATTGATTTTGACAATGCTGTTTCCCCTAAACAAGGAGTGAAGTGTATATCTGCAAATGCAGACGCAAGGTTAGGTGCAAGGTTTGTTAGGACTACTTCATTTGACCCTTATCAATACACAATGCTGTCTATGTGGGTTAGATTTACTGGCTCAAATGTAGCGACAAATAAATCTTTAAACGTAAGATTTGAGAATGGTGCAGGTGCATTGGTTGCGAATACTATTAATCTTTTCAATTTTGGATTACAGAGGAATTTACTGAATGTTTGGCAATTAGTGGTCATACCAATCACTTCATTTGGTACATTACCTACAAGTGTGAAAGGTCTGAAAATCATTATGACAGGTGGTACTGTTGGTCAAGCAAGACAATGGGATATAGACCTGATTTCATTAACAGACAATTCAGTACCTTCTATTAACGAACAGGCGTTTAATATTCTTAAAGATGGAGCATTAGTAGGACAATCATCCACATTGAACTTCAAAGGTGCTCCTATAACTGTTACCAATGACCCAATCAACAAGAAGATAGATGTCGAGGTTACAGGCGGCGGCGGTGGTCAGATTGCGTTCACCAAAACGAAAGCAGAGATTGATGCGCTGATTGCAGCTAATGAACTTGTTGCAGGTGCTCTCTACGAGATTACAGGCGTGCATCCTACGTTATATAATGACGGCACTACGTCAGGAACTACGGTGTATTTGAGAGCCATTTCAGGCAGCGAGTTAGAGGTGCAAGGGATGGGTAAATTCTACAACCCGAAATACAACCAGTCGGTTGATGGCTTCGGCATCTGGGATAATAAAATGTACGGTACTTTCAGCACGATAGTAGGGTCATTCAGTTATCTAACAAAAGAAAACGTAACCGCAAACAATGGAGCGAAAGGTAAAGTTTTAGCGGATGGAATGATTCAATATGTAAGTGGTGATTGGAGCACAGCGACAAGTATCACAGGCGATGTTAGCGGTGCAACGGCAGATGTCGTTGATTTTGTTACGCCATCTTATAGCATTGGCGACAAGGTGATATGGGGTGGCTATTCGTGGACAAACGTAAATGGGAATATCGGTGCAAGTGTTAATGTGCTGAACTTGAATGCGGAGTGGACAAAGAATGTATACGATACTACTAATTATAACATCGCTTATGATTTAATCGAATATGACTATGCGAATGACATGATTATCCGCAGGTTCGAGAAAGAGAGCAATGTCGATGTGAAGTGCAGCAAGGTGCAGTATAACTTTTTTGTGGCCTCTGGATTTACTTACCACTCTATATCCGTTCAGCAATTTGGTAATGCATTTAATTTGTCAACATTTAAAGGACAACTAAATATATTATGTGATAACGGATACAATGAAAGTGTAAATTTTAGGGGGGTATTTCAGAACAACATAACGTTTGGCAGTGGTGCATTTCAGAGAAACCTAACGTTTGGCAGTGGTGCAGTTCAGTGGAGCATAACGTTTGGCAGTAATGCATATCAGCAGAACCTATCGTTTGGCAGTAATGCATATCAGATAAATCTAACGTTTGGCAGTAGTGCATATCAGAATAGTCTAACGTTTGGCAGTAATGCATATCAGCAGAACCTATCGTTTGGCAGTAATGTAACTCAGCAGAACCTAACGTTTGGCAGTGGTGCATATCAGAATAGTCTAACGTTTGGTAATGGTGCATATCAGCAGAACCTAACGCTGGGAAGTGGTGCACTTCAGAGAAACCTGACGTTTGGCAGTGATGCACATCAGGGCTACCTAACGTTTGGCAGTGATGCATATCAAAGTTACCTATCGTTTGGCAATGGTGCATATCAGGGATACCTTACATTTGGGAGTAGTGCAGGTCAGGAGAACCTAACGTTTGGCAGTGGTGCAGTTCAGAGCAACCTAACGTTTGGCAGTGGTGCATCTCAGGGCTACCTAACGTTCGCAGAATACACACAGCTTTCCTACAACAACCATACAATAAATTCAAATATGGAGTATGTGTCTTTCAGAACAAAAACAATAACCGTTCCCGACCTGTCCGCAGCGACATACATCTATGACGGCAACGTCAAAGAGGTATATCAACGTCCTGACAACGCATTGAAGATTAGATATTATGACAACTCAGATGCATTGCAAATAGTAGATATTGATGATTAAAATCTTACGAAAATGATAGTAGCACTAATTATAACAGCAGTATTATTAAGCATCATAAGTGTTTTTAGTAAAGCTAATACAGTAAGGTTCTTACCATTTGCGTCTGAAAATATTGATTTATCAGTATGAGCATATACATGGAGTAATCCACTATGACTACAAGCTTTAGAAGTTTATACAGACTGAATAAACTGGTTTATATCATAATTTGTAATATGGCATACTATTATGATTAAAACAGAACAATACAAGAAGCACCTAGAAATGCTTAAAAAGCTAGACGAAAAGATAAAAGAGCAGACTGGTAGAAGTGTGTTCACTCATCAGATCAAACAATTAGAAAGACAAAAAGCTGAAAAGAAAGAAGAAGTAAATACTAAAAAGAAATAGTTTTATTTTTGTTTCAGTAAAATGAAATCTTGAATTATGGATCAAGCATCTGAATATCTATGATATATGCAGTATTATATAGCTAGTGTATTCTCTAATATGCTTATAAAATCAATAGCTTCCTGACTGGTAGTTATATTCTGTTTCTTATTCGGAGATATCAATATACTTGTCAAGTCTACAGCTGTAATATACTTCTTAGACTTCTGATTATGAATATATACAGCTCTAAAAGAAGATAATTTCAACGTCAATAGATTTGGTGCTGGGATGACGAAACTTATTCTATATGCTATCCTTGTTATATTATTCAATCAAGCAGATCTAGTAATATCTACGATGCTTAATCATCCTAGTTTATGATTACATATAATCTCTGCAAGAAGTTGGTCGCTTACTTATATATCTATGCACGAGCTTATTAGCTGTCTAAATAAACTCAAATATCTCTGAGTACCTGTACCTGAGAAGCTTTATCAGATAATAAAAAGCAACAAGGAAAAAATATGATAAAACTCTCAAAAATAAGAATACGGGTCAGACTATACATTTTACTCTTTATATTTAGAGATGATTTATTCAGCAAAAAACAGTCTAACAAAAGATGATCTAGTAAGATTTGGCAGAAACTTACTTATCTTTTTTGCTCCACTATTATTGGTACTACTAGAAGCATATCAGAAAGGGGAGTTGGTCGATCTAAAGAATGTTGTAATAGCATTCTTTATCTCTGCACTTGCTGATCTTATCAAAAGATATAGTAGAGAACAACTTACTATCCAAGAAGATAATTCTGATAATGCACGAGGTGATGAGCTAGATGAAGATATATTACTACTAGAATGAGAGAGTGAACTATTAAGGAAGTTATCAAAGGTAAGAACACAAGATAATATAATCCACTCTTATAATCAGTATCTCCAAAAAGAAACAACATCAGCGTGTACTCTATATAACCCACTATCAGCGATTAGTTCTCTCTATAATAAAGAGTTTATAAAAAATGATATTATGAGTATGTGGAGCTATGCAGTAAAGAACTATTGATACAAACAATGAATAGGGAACTATGCAGAAACAGGAGTAAAAGCAGTATGTAAACGATGGAACGAAAGCAATCCTAGTCAGAAAGTAGTATATTTTAAGACATACCATTGAAGTGAAGAAGCTAAGATTGCAGTAGAAAAGTGATATGCTCTATGCTCTAGTATAGGTGGTAACTCAAAATATAACGAAGATAGATATGATGGGATAGTCAATCTCAAAGATCACTGAAAACAAACATACTGACACGCTATCCCAGTATACAAAGTAGATGGTAAATATACAGTAGCTGATAGTCTAGCAATGATACCAAGATATATACTAGAGAACAAACCAGAAGACATTAAAGCGTTTAGGCCAAACTGTTATGTAATCCTACCAGAAAAAGAAGTTGGAGATAAGATGCTAAAAGTTATAGAAAAAATAAGAGCAAAAAGATTGAAAGAAAAATTATAGTTTTATTTCGTCTTAAATAATGTACTACTGCATAACTATAGATCCAAAATGAGCTATTTTGATGATTGTAATGATAGTATTACTTGCGAGTATAACACGTGAACGAATACGCTATTTTAGGGACGATCAGAACTAGCTTTTACTATATATTAAGCATATTATGGGTAAATTTAATGCTTATGACGATCACCATATCTACCCCAAGAGCAAATGAGGTAGCAATGAGAGAATAAACATAAAATGAGTGAAGCAAAAGTTCCACGTAGACTTCCACAAAGTATTCCAAAATATGACACCTGACGAGCAATATAAATTCTTATTATCGTTCAACGAGAGAGTACATACCAAACAATTCAAAAAAGAGTTCATCGATCTGATAAACTCTGCGAATGATGGAGACTATGTATATAATGAGTGAGTAAGACTCCGAGAGAAATCCAAACAACTCGAATTACACTAGCTACATATAATATGTAGCTTTTTAGTTTGGTCGAATTGTATATAACTCATTATCTTTAAAGAACTTAGTCAGTGCAAATAATAACTCATCTTCTGATAGATTGATAATGTAGTCCCAATCTTTTTCAGTATGATCTAATCAAACTACCCTTACCAGTTGTCTACATACATCTGATCTTATTATCCTAGAATAGTATTCATAGCTTCCTATAGAACTCCTACAAAGCATATCGTTTCATACAAACTCAAATATAATTGATTTCATATTATATGATGTTATCTTATAAAGTGTATATGATACCTAGACGGAACACTTCTATGATCTATACGTTTATGTAATACGTCAAATTCAAGATGTTCTCATATGACCTTCCCTAATTCTGCCCAAGCTATTGGACTAGGATATTGGAACTGACATTTATAGAATAATACTCGTTCTGTCTCTGCTACATTATTAGGTAGCTCATTCTTGACTAGGTGTCGGTATGTATACTTTTTGATTATATTCTTTCTCTTCTCAAAAGCTCTATAACTTGTAAGCTCTGCTTTCTCTTTATCTGTTAGTGATGCTAGGTATTTTGTGTGGGCTTCTGATCTCATGGTATTATTAGTTATTAAATAGCTTTATATGTTCTTCAATTTACTACTATAGTATCTCAAAAAGTTTCTTCTGACTGTATTGATTGTACATTCTCAGGTTCACATTTAGCTACTTGTCGTGATGTGAATGTATAATAATCTTTTTCATCTGTTGTATAAATTTGAATATCTCAATAAGGTGTTATCCCCTTAACTTTTAGTTTTTTTCATAACATATCTTTCAACTCTTCAGACCACTCATTAAATCTGGGTAACTCTCTACATATTTCAAGTAACTCTACAGTATCTCATACTTTTGGTGGTTGTGGGAGTGGTGTGACTATTTTATATTCTCAGGTAAAACTATTTTTAATATCGTCATCATTCCATGTTATTGAGATTAGTCATTCTTCTATACATCATTTTATATTTATGCTACTATGTGTTCATTGAATTTGTCAATCTCATCTAATAAATAAGAATACAATCCATTCTCAATCATTATCTTTGCAAGCTACCCTGTGACCAGCAAGGATTAGGTCTTTTAGTAATGTTGGGTTCATAGTAAATTAGAAAAGTAAAATTATTCTGACTTGGTTAGAAGTTTAGCATTAGATAAGTATTCTCATATTTTATCAATATATATATCCCTTGGTCTTACTCAACTTTGTGGTCATATAAATCAAAACTTTTCCATAGTGTCTAATAAATATGCAGAAGTAGCAAATCATAATGCCATCTTCCTTTGTAACATCGTTGCTGCAATCTTATTTGTTTGGTGTGCTATTCTCATAGCTTCAATGAAATGATCTATAGTTAGTTTATAGTTTCAAGGATATTTATTAAGAAACTCTTGTAGCTGTTCGTATACTGTCTGTCAGGTATTGTTTTCTTTCATAATTTCCATAACATAACAAATAAATTATAAAAAGGATTATTCTGACTGTGTAAATTTTATGCTATCTATAGGTCTTCGTCATCATACTCGGTTATTACACCAATCTGTCCATCGTCTCAATAATACCTCTTTTCAATCATTAGATACTTTATCTAATCTAGCAACTCAAGCAGGATATATTGTGTCATAGAAATTTCATTCTATAAGTTGCATTAGGTATTGAATAGAGATATAAAATTATTTTAAAAGAGAGTTATTTCTGACTAGGTATAAGTTCTGATAGACTATCAAGTATTCTCTTATATCGTGACCTTCTATCTATGTATGTTCATTTTCAATCTGTCCACATTTCCATTCAAGATCTGAAGTTTTTATTTAATCTTTTTATTAATATTTGTAATTTAACTTTGCTTACTATTTTTTCTATTACTTCTCGTCTTCAAGATTTTAAAATTAATATGTCTCATACCTTCACTTCGTCTATTGAAAATGGAATTAGTCAGATAGAACTTTCTTTTGATGGTTGCATTAGGTATTGAATATAAGGTAAAAGGATAGATAGCAAAAGTTATTTTTCTGACTGCTTTGTGTGTTCTGTTATTCTATTGTTTGCTATGTTCCAATATCACTCGTCTAGTTCAAATCAGATGAAATTACGATTAGTATTCATGCAAGCTATAGCAGTAGTTCAAGATCACATTGTAAAGTCAAGGACTGTCTCTCATTCATTAGTATAGGTTTTTATTAAGTATTCCAGAAGTGCTACTGGTTTTTGGGTTGGGTGGACTTGCTTATGCGTTACGCGACTTACTTTGATCACACTTCTGGGGAAGTTTCCCTCTTTCTGAGTGTAATCCTTTGCGTCAACGCTTCCGTAGCAGCCGTTTCCTGATTTGTTTTTGCGTGAGCTTTTTACTGTGACGCTTTTCAAGCCTTGTGGATTGTATGTGTGAGTTCCATTGCAAAAAACGACAATATCCTCATGCGCTCTTAGCGGAAACCTTCTGGCATTCAGAAAGCCGGTTGGCTGCTGCTTCTCCCACACCCAACAATACTTAAACATCTTCATATTCGAGGAAATCAGCGCTGTGGTAAACGGCTGACTGGCTGTCATAACAATAGCTCCATTACTTTTAATAATACGCTTCAATTGCTCCCACATTGGTTCTAACGGAATAATCGAATCCCACTTGCAAGCAGTAGTTCAGTTATCAGTAGGGAGGGTCAGTTATTATACAATCTATACTATTGTCTGCAATAAGTTTCATTCACTCTATGCAATCCATGTTGTAGATAGTGTTTAAACTGACCATCCCTACATTTTTGTGTAGTTCTGTCATAATAAAGATATTGTTATAAATAAAATAAATTGCTTGTTGTTCATGTATGTGTTTTAAATTCATTTCGCTCTTTCAATGTCATATCTGCTTTTGCTCTATTTTCAAATCGTGTTGTAAATGTAAGATTATGCAATTCAAATGTTCATCATTTTGATATTGGTATCATATGTTCTAGACTTGGTATTCTCCATTTACATTTTCAAGACAATATTCGTTCTTTATAAATTACATTAAACTTTTTATCATAAAAAAACTTATCTAAGTAGGAAATATATTTATTATCTTCTAGGAAATGTTTTCTATGCCTTCATATAACATTATTAAGAAATATTAATTTATCTATATCATCGTACTTTTCTAAATCAGATATTGTGATGTTTCTCTTTAAATGTCATACCATATTTTTTCTTCTTATCTCATTAGTAGATTTCATTCACAGTCTTGATTTTCTTCATTTTGATTTCTCTCAAATCTTATCTTTATGCTCCTGAGTAAATACATACTTTAATCTGTTATTGTGATTGATATTAACATTATTTTCTTCTAATATTTTTTTTACATAACCATTACTTATCTTAAATATCTTTCATATTTTATTTATAGAAAAGAATTGTTTAGAATACATTTCTATTAGTTCTTTTTTATTTATCATATCATATAATCAAATAAAATATACATATAATTATATATAGTTATATTCTGCATGAATGCAAGACATTTTTTATATGGTGGGTCTGTTATGATACAATCTACACTCCCATCAGGAATAAGTTTCATACCTTCAATACAATCCATATAATCTATCAGATCATTAAATTCCATCTCTAAACAAATAATAAACTAAAATGTTCATCATGATTGGCTATACCATCTCATTTGATTCTTTCAACAACAATTACATTTTCTATATTGATAGTTATGATACAAGCTACTTATATTATCACTAATATCCGTTCGTTTTCATCGATAGTGAACTCATATCATACAAATTATTCTATACATGTGGTTACAAATAATAAACTAAAATAGGTATATATAGGGCCATAAAAGAATGTTTTTACTGACTATATTGTAAGTAAAGATAGTAATATACTGTATTATCTACTGGTCCTATATACACCCCAAACCTATTATGGCTTGGGAGTTTCAAAAGTTATTTTTCTGACTAATTACGTACGTATGATTCTATACATTTAAAGTAATCTTTATCGAATTCTTTATCGTCTTCGTCTTCATACTCACCATTCATCTTTATCTTTGCTTTTTTATAAATATCATTTATTTTATCTTGTAGTTCTTCTATTTCCCTATATATTTCCAATATTGAACTCAACATTCTCTCCATACTCTCACCTTGTCAGCTAGAATTTTCTTTTATATCTGTCATGATTTTATAGTTAAATAAAAAATTATTTTTCTGACAGCTAATCATATATTATCTTAGTTCAAAGTCATAATCAGTAAGTCAAGAATATAGAGTGAAATTGGCTTCATCATACTTTCTCTCATATTATCATTTTTGGTGTAATATAATTTATTCTCTTTTGTGGTATTATTATAGTATAATCTCACAAATCCTTTAACAATCTACTTGCTTCCACTCATCATAAATGCTCTAATCTAATCAAGAACACAAAAGGTTTTCATAGTTCTATAGCTCTTTTTATAAACTTCTTATTTCAGTTGAATGGTGGATTAGTTATGAATATATCTCGTAATTCAGGATTTTGTTGTAGACAATCAATCTCTCTCTCTCATATAACATTAAATCAATTGTCTCTTAATTTATTTGCAAAGTGTCACATACCATAACAAGCCTCCCAATACACTTTGTCTTTTGGTAGATACTTTGATATAATATCTACTGCTTCAGGTGGTGTATACATTTCGTTGAAATTATGTAATACTGGAAATGTATTTATACTTCCACCTATGTCAGAATTATCGTTTTGAAAACTATCTGTCATCTTAAATAATAAAGGATAAAAGGTTATTGATTACACTTTAAATTTAGACATTTAACAAACATTTTAAATTTTTTTTCTTCGTATTTATTTAAAGATGATTTATGTAGTAAATATTCACAAACTAACTCTATAAAATATTCTAATCTTTTCTCTGATTGGTTTCGATAAAATTCAATTCTTTTTAAATCATATCAATATATATTTTCTAATAATTCAAATATATATAATCTAGGTATATTTTCTTCTCTTATAAATGTTTTTATTTCATTTAATATTTTCATAACACATAAATAGTTAATAAATAAAAGGTATTGTATAGGTTGGTTAGATATTATTTAATATAATTTTAATATTTGCTATAGCATATCATATAGCTATTCATAATAAAAGATATCTAGCTAATGCCTTTAATAATTCGTATTCTGTAAACTTCATAAGAGATTAAAAGAAATAAAAGTTTCTGACTGCTATTCATGTTCTAGTAGAACGACTTCACATGATTTACTCGACTAGGTTCTGATATTTTCGGATTTCAGACGTATCTATACGAAATGCACACAATAGGATTACTCTTATTAAGACATCACTTATATCATACTCCAATAGTCCTCGCTAGACTTGTAAATCACTCCTCAATCGTGTCGTAATGTTGTAATCGACATCATGGTCAAATAGTTGTTGTTTTCTTTACTCATTTATCGGTATTATTTCCTTTGCTACCATGTCGATTATTCGTAGTTTCACGGCATTCGACTGTATTAGATCTATGATAACTTGTACCAAACTTACTTTCATGTGCCATTATGCCTAATAGTATTCAAATAGGTGCTTTATTGTTATTCGCGATTGCTTTCAATACATTAAACAGATCCCAATTATCACATAACTTACTATCTTTTGCTGTATTACATACTTTAGACATAAGTTGCTGATCTGTATATTTGTGATTAGTCTCCACTTGCTTACTTGTCTTCTCCAAGACTTTCGGGGCTTTGACTATTGAAAATCCACGTTTGTACCACTTAGGTTTTTGTCATAGAAATCTTTTGCCACTACTCTTATTTTCTCTCTTGCTCAACTAGCAATATTAGCATTATCTTTCTGTATTTCTAGAGCTAAGTTATACTCATATTGTGCTTGCTTAATAACCATACCACAAGCAGTGACTTGTTGCTCAAACGTCGATCCTGAGCCATAACATAATTCTTTGTCAGTAAGTTGTTTCTTTGCTTCTGTAGTTTTTGAAGATAACGAATAAATAATACCAACAATTCAAATAAGAATAAATAGTCATCCTATAAGTAAATGTTTTTTAGTAGTCATTAGTATAAGTAAGATATAAAGATCATCTTAATGATGATAATGTAGTATATACTTTTTTCTCACAAATTCAAATTATAATCGTTATTAGCCGCTAGATTTTATATTGCACTTCTTTTTTTAAAGTGATATAATATGTCTTTATCTATAAGTTTGTAGTGATTACCTATATTCTCAAACGCTCAAGCTGATACAAGTTGTCTAAGAAATCACTTAAATACTGTAAATTCTCTTGTTGATTCATGCACGCATATAAACTTATAGAGTTGTATATCTTTTCGCATACGTTCTTTTTTATCTTCTAGGAGTTCAATTGTTTGTGTGGAGAGTTTCATGATATTTACTTAATAAATAAAGATCTGATATATCATCGTAGTGTTGTAGGTTGTAACTTTGGGGCTTCTTTTTCTATAAGAGCATTCAAAACTTTGTTTTCTGACTTGATTTGACTTTCAGATTGCACGCTTCTCATCTTGTCAGTATTTTCTTTTTTTAGTCTTTTAGGCATAGTAACATTCTTAACACAGTCTTTAACTTGCAGCGATACGACTATATGACAGTGATGAGCTTTTACTCTTCTTCATAAATCTGTAAGCTTATACAATTTCACTCAATCTTGTATCTTAATATATTCAAGCAATCAACAAGATACCATATCTGCAAATCTTCTTGTCATAGCAAGTACAGGATTACTATCAGGAGTATAAAATCAATATTCTGTAAATTTGTTATAAACACTTTGTCAGCTAATCAACTCTATTCATTGTAAATGGTATAGATATTGACAAGATACAATTACTCTCTGAAATAACTTAGTACATAAATCAGGGCGTAGCTTTGGGATCATTTGATAAGAATAAGTAATAAAAGCAACTATTCTATTTATACCACTACTTCTCATAATGGTATAATAGAGGGGTTACCTCTAAAAAGGCATGATATCCTCAATTCCCACATCTGTACTATTCTTAGTCTCTCAGGAGATTTTCCAAGCTGTGATGCTATTGTAGTATGTATCTTTCACTTCGTAATAGTTAGTCTTGAAGTTTAGTGATACAGTCACAACGTCTCCTACCTTGTATCAGTCAATTAGTTTTGTTTTGTCTTTGATAAGATCAAAAGCAATACCTCCTTTGTAGTCTTTGTCGTTTACTTCTTCGATTACGACTGTTCTTTTTTCAATAGCATTTTTACCTACTGTTTCGATCGCTCAGATCTTAATAATTGTTCCTGTGTATTCCATAATATATAGTAATAAGTTATAAAAGTATATCTATTCGGTTTGGCTCTGTTTGTATAGAATTGTCAAAGTATTTATAAAATCAAGATAGCTTTTTATTTGATATTAGTTCCTCTCTTGTTGGTTCTTTTCGTTTATCTTCTTTAGTACATTTTATTAGTCTATCTAATCAAGGCTTAATAACTTGCACAAGTTTTTCTTTCATCCATGATCTTGGTATAGATATTACAGAAGTTTTATAAGGTGCTACTTTCTCCACTGCATCAATATATACATCACTTTCTATACTATAGATAGCATATATACAAGCGTAATAAAATGACATAGACAATACATATCATGTAGTAGTTTCATTCTCATACTTTAGTTCATTAATCATCTTATCTAATTGTGCTACTGTTTTGTAGTCTCTTATTAGACAAGTAACTTTATTTTTATTTATGAAATCAAGTCGCTCTTCCTTTGATATAGAGTTTTTTATATCATCTATCTCTTCAGTTGTACATTGTACTCAATCTATATAGAAACATATTCTGTCAGGCTTAAATCAAATATTAAGATTTCAATACTTAGCTTCAAATCTTCTCTCTTTTGTATAAGTTCAGGACATATCTCGGAGAGGTTGTTTATATATGCTTTCGTACATTCCTATCATCATTTCACTTTCTGTAGGAGTTAGCTCTTGTTTACCCTGCATTTCATTTCGTTTTTCTTCTCCATAATATTCTTTGCGAAGTTGTGGAAGTAATACAGTTGATTTTGATAATTCTCTCTTTTTTACTTCTTTTGCTTCTTCGCTTATTTCTCTATTTACTATAAGATCAATAAGATCAGCTTTCAAGAATTTCTCTGTAACTTGGTATCTTTCAGATCGTTTATCATACCCTACTTCTACTAAGTAATGAAAAGCATCTCATAACATTGCTCGGTCAGGTACTTCTTCTGACATACATACCTCATTAAGTCGCTTTACTTTATATAATTTCTCGCATAAGATAAAATCTTTTAATTTACTAGCTGTTATTATTCATCTAGTGTCTGATATATAACTCATTAAGATTATTATGACGAAGTAAAGCCACTTGCTGCATCTTTTATATTTACATCCTCTTTTGATTTTCTGAGATCATCAAATTCTTTTGATAGTTTATCGCTTGCAATTCATAATGTGTCTGCAAATGATTTTGTAGCTATTGATCTCGCGGCTTCTAATACTGCAAAATTAGATATAGCAGGGTTTCAATACATTTGTCGTGTACCATAACAAGATCTTTCTATTTTTACTCAATCAAGTACAATATAGAAGTCTGCAAGTACCCAAGCATCGTGTATTTCTTTAGAGTTCTTATTTATATATGTATTTACTCACTCTCTTTGTACTTTACATCATCGATTAAAGTTTGATACGAAGTTTAGACATCTTTCGATATATCCAATAGGTACATAATTTCCAATAGGTCATTTCTTTATAGCTTTTTTTGGAGTGATCTGACACATAATAAGCTTTTCAGTAGAATCAATCTCTAGTAGACTTTTACTAGGTAAGATCATTCAATTAGTATATGTCAGTAGCTCCTCTCTCTTTTTTTCAATATCCATTATGATAGTGTAATATAAAACTAGTATTCAATCCCATTTTCAGATACATATTCTTGTAATTCTTCTAATAGGTCTTGATCTTCTTTGTCTGACTGTATAAATTGTCTGACATAATCTTCTCACATTCATCGTATGTCACTTATATAATTGTCTTCTAGTTGTGATAAATAATTTCAAGCTGTAGTAGACATTAGATAATAATATAAAGAATAAATCGTAGCATATAAGCTAGTATACATATAAACATAAATCATAGTAAATCGATTATTGTTTTCATATCTTTAGTACAGATATAAAAGCATCCTCCATAAGAACATTAAACAAATGTTCGATATTACTGTCTGATAATACGCTATAAATGTAATCATAAGTCGCTTGCTCTCGATCAATCTCGCTCGAATCGTCAGCTTGATAGAACTCTTTATAGTCCCAATCTCAGCACCAGTCAAGGAATTTCTTTTTTTGTAGACTTGTACGTAGATTTTCTTTAAGAGCTTTGTGTAAACATTTTTTTAGTGCATCCATTGCAAGTGGTAAGATAAGATATAAAGGTTATACATAGCGTAGGAGTTATATAAGAGTTGCGTACTGCATTAGCTTATAATGTCTTTCTTGCTGTGTGATAATGTAGTATACTTAAATATATTTGTTTTGCAATAGATAGTGATATAGTATACAACCAATTATGTAAATATGTTATATAATATTATTTATTCACATTTCACAAACTTTCATGTAATTGTGCAACATAATTAAGATACTTTTGCATGGTAATAGAAAATAGTAAATAAAAAAGTCCTCATAAGGTAAAATGGCTTGCTTGAGATAGTTACATTTATGTAATATCAGCCATCCTACTTTATAAGGACAATATAACATCTCAAGCATGGATAGTATAACAATTTAAATTTTAATTGCAAGTCTTTTTTTATTATCTCTTTTTCTTTTTTCATTTTCAAAATAGTCTACTCGTTTTCATTGGTATTTTACTATCCACTTTAATTTCAGATGAGACTTTGTATATAAAAACATTTTTCTTTTTATCTTTGCTTCAGGTGTAGCCATTCATTTTATATCTATTACTTCAATAGTGCCATTTTTATATATTATTTCAAAATCTCCTACATACTTTATTGGTTGTAATATTTCTCATTGTTTTGTTGTGTACTTTGGTTGTAATATATATGATGGATGGGTATTTATATACATAAGGTCATCCCTAGATTTTAAATACTCATAGTATTCAGCCTCAGCCTTACTATCAAATGTTATTGAATCAACTATTACTTTTTTTGCGTTGTATTTGTGCATATTGTATTGATTATAGAATTAAAACTACATCATAATTCTAATAGCTGTTGTATTCTTATTTTATGTCATAGTATCATATTATCTATAGCTTTGTGACAGTCTGGTCAGCAAACCAAAGCAATATTATCTTTATTTAGTCTATACTTAGGATACATACCCTTAGCAAGTAAATGTGCGAAGCATCGGGCTTGTGCTTCTGTGATGTATTTATTACAAATAGTACAATAATGTGGACGCTCATTTCGGATCTCTTCGAATACGTTTTTTTCTCCTGTATTTTTCTTCTTACCTATACTTACTCATTGCGATACCTTTTTTACTTTATTTGCTACAATTGATGACGAAGCAATGCGGGTTTTCTCATATAATTTCTCTCTCTTAGCTTGTAATAGTTTTAGTTTCTTTTCTTCTTTATACTTTTTATTATTTTCTAGTGCTTCATATATTAGTACATCTTTTACTGTGGTCATAGGGTAATGGTAAGAATTAAAAGTTATTTTTCTGACTTTCAAGTAAAGTATCATCTTAGAAATTCACGACAAGATATTTCATCTTCTTTATCTTTTATATAATTTCTATCTACTAATTCTTGTGTGATATGTTTTACTCGTGAGTCGTGAGTTTTGTATTTTCTTATTATTTTTTCACAAGCTATTGTAATTTCTCTTGCTTCATCTTGATCTACTATATCATAATCACAAAATCATGCTTGTAATAGTCTAAAAAATAGTTTTCTTATTATCATATTCGGAACATATACGGAAATAAAAGGGTATTATTCAATTACTGATACTTGAGTTACAAGATTTTCATCTCCTGCATACTCTACTGCTCTATCATAATCATCAAATACTGGACAAGCTCATATCATATTATCTGATCGAGACATCTTTAACTTTTGTATTCAAAATGGTGTTCTTGCTTCTCTTTCGGTAGCTATTTTTAGTACTAATCGCATCTGTATAGGTATAAAATAAAACTACTTTGTTGTATCTATAATTGTCTCAAGTCTTTTACCTTTTGATCTTGTTTTTATAACTACATCAACTCTATTATCTCTTTTTATCTCTACCATACCATCTCGTATCTCTATAGTAATTACTTCATCTCATCAACTTATACATTCTATGTTGTAATATCTATCACATTCTTTCTTTCGTTTCTTCTCTATTTTGTCTATAAAGTTTCACATCTGTATAAGTAAAAAATAAAATGTATCTGACTATTTTTCGAGTTCTGCTAGTAATCGTTGCAATATTTCTTCGTATGCTTTTACTGCTTTCTTTTGTACTTGAGGATATTCTTCATATCTTATATCGACAGCTTTCCATATTCTTGGGTCAGCTTGGATCTTTGATATGAGTTCTTCTTTTAGTTGGAGGTTTGTCATGGTATTAGTGGATTAGTAGATAAAAAGATTTTTTCTGACAGAAGTGATTGTAATGTATAATCATTTAGTTTCACGAATTTAACGAATTTTCAGTTATCATCATATAATGAAATCATATTGATAAATATATCATTTTTTCAATATTCGTTTTTTACAAGTTTTGCTCTTCTAATCTGTAGGTACATAATAATTAAGTAAATAATAAAGAGGTAATTTGTTGGTATTCATCACAAGCTTCCTTATAGATATCTTCTTCTGTCTTAGACTTTAATAAATCTCTTTTCATAGCATTATGATCTATCCGTAGATTTTTTCATATATAATCTTTTTTTCATTTGTTTTCTTCAATTCATTGATTTGCTCATTTCAATAACATATAATCTTGAATAGTTTTTGATTTTGTAATAAGCATTTTCATTGCTTTTATTACAATGTAATTTGTTTGATCGTTCATAATTATGATAATAAATAATAAAACTATACACGGCTTTTGATTTGTTCCTTTTCTTTTTGCTCTTTTGTTTTTGTAAATGTATATTCGTAAGTTGATAAGTCAAATTCTGCATATATATCTTTTCTTTTGATTGGTCATCTCATCTTAGATATTTTAAATTCTGTAAGTCAATCTTGATCGTCTCTACTAATTTGTATAATTATATTCGCAATCTGTTTTATTCAAGTAGATCATTTAAATGAATTTATATTAGCTTGTCAGTTTCATCAAGTAGAATTATAGTGTGCAATTATAAATACGGCAACATCTCTTTTTCTTGCAACTTCATTTATTGCTTTCATTGCATTTTCTATTTGTAAGTCCATCCTAATCTTATCATTTTCAAATTGAAAGTAATGTAGATGGTCTATTATAAATACTCTCGTTCATTTGTCGCACTCTTCATTCATAAGATATACAATATCATCAATAGTAACTTCCTTATTCTTATCTATTTCTGTTATATTCTTCTTAGAAATAGAGAAAGCACAATTCATTATGTCTGTAAGTATATCCTGACTAAAGTTTTTATGTGATTCTGTTGTATACTCTCAATTTACAAACGTAATCCATTCAAGTCTACTTTTTCAATGCTTTAGTCTGTATTGATTGGTAGCATAATATATCTCTTCCTTTGCATTATCTTCTAGTCTGTCTTCAAGTGAATATCTAGTTACCATAACACCAGCAGAAGAAAGATTATTTGCAACTTGATTTACAAATGTAGTTTTTCAAACTCATGTATCAGCACCAACCAAATATATTTTACCACCATAAATACCTCATAAATAATTATCTCGTTCTTCTCGTCATCGTTTCATTACTTTGTTAGGATTTGTGTTGATAAGCTCATCAAATCATCTTGTTATTTTGTCATCATAAGATATATGCCTTAGATTTTCCCCTCTCTCTTTCTCCATTATTTCTATTTGCTCTTCTTTCTCTATTTTCTGTATCTCTTTTATTTGCATTGTACGATCGAACTCTTTTGGTATAAGATCATCACAAAACTCCGTAAACCATTTTGCTATATCTCACTTCTTATTTCAGTAATATTCGCATCGTTGTATTCGAGTAGGTCATCATTTACTAGCACTTCATATATAATCATTCCTATCTATCCAAGCTCATGTACTTTCGCTATTTACATATATTTGTTCTGTACCATCTGCATTTGGCTTGTATGTTATGTCTTCTCCTCTTACAAGTTTTGATCTACTTACTCTATCTAGCATATATCTATTCGATTGCATACCCATAAGTTCCCAAACATTTCTTGCCTTTGTGACTACTGTTTTCTTTATCTCTTGTTTTATCTTAACAGGGGTTGTATACGGAAACTTCTCTAGCATATCGCATTCTTTATATTTTATGTCATTACAATATAAACAAGTAATTTTATATGGTTCTCACTTATTGTGATATGTTCAAGGTACTCTCAATACTCTAGCTGTATCGCTACATATTGCCTGATCTCAATTGTAATACTCACGTAGTCATCTGTTTACTATCTCCCAGTTTTCAAGTGTAGCATCACTTGCAAAGTAATATATGTGATATGATTTGTTGCTCTCAATTACACAAGAAGGAGATATTGGTGCTTTGTCTATAAGTTCTCTTTGCTCTTCTTTAGACAATGAGTCGCATTCTACTATCCAAGTATTAAGATTAGTAACCGATGATTTATCTCTCTTTCATTCTTTCATAGAATTTACAGAAAAAAATACTCAAGCTCATGATTCATTAAGCTCTTTCACTTTTTTCCAATCGACTGTACTTGCATGGTATATCTTCGCAAGTTCTTTTGATTTTCTACTAGCATTGTCATCAAATGTCTGTATAGCACAATCATTGAAGTTTGGATAGGTATTGATAAATTCTTTAAATTTCATTGTGTAGTGATAAAATATAAAGCTAACTATTGATATAATTTTGTAATCACTTCTCTCTTGTTAGAAATTCAAATAATGTATATCTATGAGTTCAGTCCCGACTTGCATTAGGTATGGTTTTTTCTATTTTTTCAATATATTTATTAGTAGCATCTTTAATTTCTTGTTCTGTGTATTCTTTACTAATTTTATTCCAAGTACTTTTTAATTTATTTGTAATCTTTATAGTCTTAGGTAATCATTTTACGATCTTTCAATTCTGTCTAATATTTTCTATGGAGTTCCAAGATAGAATAAAATCTTCTAACTTATATAATATATTATTTTCTTTTACTTCTTTTTCTTTCTTATATTTCTTTATAGTGTCCGTCTGTTGTCCGTCTGTTGTACTGTCTGTTGTATCGTTTCATTGGTATTTATCATAATTTATAATAGTTATTACAGACTTGACCTTGCTTTTCTGTTGTTCTATCTGTTGTATCGTTTCAAGGTAATTTAGGAAGCGTCTCACCTTACCTCTTGATCGCTTCCATCTACCAGCAAGACTATCTTCAGAGTATCCATTTTGTCACCTCTTCACTTCTATTATATTTCATCTAACTGTTATTATTCAATCCTTAAAAGCAGTAGTCATCAAAAGATCCGATCGTGCTTGTCGCTTTGTGAAAGGTTCTGAAAAATATAAGACATTGTCTTCTGATGATCTATGCAGTTTAATGTATCAGACTTTCATTGTCTATCAGTATAAATAAAAACACGGCTATTGATTATAATATTTCTTTATATCAGATATGTCTCCTTCAGATAATTGAAATCGTTCTCATTTTATGTTTTTACTTTTATATATTCTATGAAACATTTTTTCTTCTTTGAACATATCTCATCTGCTTTTACCTATCATTATTGGTATTATTTCCAAAGGGTTTCAATGCATCATAGATCTTATTCTTTTATTTATATCATTATGCATTGTAGCTCAGATCTTATAGAATATTCAACTCTTTACTACATATAAATATCAATCAAATATTTTAATTCTTTCTTTCCTTTTTTTACTATTTTTATATTTTGTTGTTTTCTTTCTTATTTTGTCACAAGTTTTACAACGGTTATCATATCAAAATCTACCAATAGTTTTAGATCTATAAAAGTTATTTTCATCTAGTAAAAGTATCTCTTTACAATCGCTACATTTTCTCAATCAATCTCTACAAAGTTGTTTCATAATAATTTTATATATAAATAAAACCCCTAGAGCCTTGCGAGAAACTAGAGGTTTTATTCTTGTTGTGATCCCTCCCCTACATAGTAAGAGTACACCGACCGTACGAGCCAAAAGCTCCCTATCACAACAATCAAAAGTTATTTCGCAAGGCTTTTGATTACTTTCTTTATAACAAAAACAAAACAAAATGCAAGAGAAAATAGACTTTTTTTTGTAGAAAAAACGAGATAGCAGTCAGATCCTCACTTTTTAATTATATCTATATCACAATTATATCATAATGGTAAGAATATATAAATAATCTCTTGCAATCCATAAATATATCACTATAACTTATTATCAAAACAACGGATACAAAAGAGATTATTGCTTTCGTCGTTGTTTTGCAGTAGTCTCTTTTATATTTATTGTGAAAAAAATGAAACGAGAATTAAAAAAAACGAATACAAATTATGTAGTAAATATATGAGAGTGAGAAAGTCGAGACGATATTAGAATAACTGTAAATGAAGAGGTAAAGGATCACATTAAAGTAGAGTGATATGATCAAAGACGAAAGAGCAAAAAAGATCACATCAAATACTTCAAATGAGTTGTCAAAATCTTAGAGAATTTATAAGCAAGTGGTCATAAACTGGTAACGTCCACCAATATAGGATGGAGACCATTAGTCTTGCAAGGCGAAATATTACACAACCGCACCAGTTTCGCCAAGTTCTGCAGAACGGAAGATGCCATAGCGATTAGGGAGAAGTGGTTATCTCTGAACGGGATTGTGTAAAGATACGTTGAGTTCGCTCGCTTATCAGAAAGTATATATGCTTATCTGATTGATGTATCGGTAGAGAGTAATCTCTCTATTCTAATCTATAAGTTTACTGGTGCTACCACAGGAGATCGTATGCTCTGACCATCTCAGCAAATAAAGGTGGGATAGATTAGAATAGTTTGATTGTTTTATTATTTATATTGTATAATCATGACATTATCAGAACTTATCAAAGAACTACAAGAAGATGAGGCATTATGACTATGAGATGCTAAGGTTATCTTATCTATAGTTACGAGTTGAAATGGCAAAACCCATAAAACATACGAAACAAGTGTAGTATCAACAGATTGAAAATACTATTTCTTATCTGATTTTCAACGAGAGTGAAAGACAAGAAATTATTGAGAAGTTATTTTATGAGAATAATCCTTTTACCAGTAGCGAAAGCTACTATAAGAAATTATGAAAGATTGAGAAGGTAGATAATCCAACTTATATATCATGATGATATGGTGTTGTAACTAATCTTAATGGACAAACAGTAACACGAGAGAACAGTATCAATACCAACTAATAATAACCTTTTATCCTATATACCATACCATGCAACCAACATTCACGTTTCAAGAAGTACAGAGTATTATATCAACTTTAGTAGAAGCACACAATCACTGAATAAAAACAAGCAATATGGCAATCAACGATGCTATCAGTCAGATCAATAATTTCTTTGAGAAGAAGAAGCAAGACCTAGTAGACCAACAAAAGAGAGTATCAGAAGCATTAGAGAAAAAGACAAAGGAATCAGGAGCAAAGAATGATTGCGAACCTACTCCAGAAGTAGAGGAAGAAGAGAAAAAAGAAGCAGTAAAAGGGAAGAAATAGTTTTATATTGTGCAAAGTATCCCGAGTAAACATCCAATGTGTAGAATAAACATCCAATCTGTCAGAAAAAGAATTGTTTTAATTATCTATTGACAACATACCCTATATAACTATATATCTATTTTACACATACTACTATCTAAAATATGTGAATAAGACATGATATGAAAACTCAAGAAGAGATAGATCAGGATATCTGTATGAGAAGAAGAAGAGACCTCAAAAAAACACAAGAGGTAATCCTAGAATACATGAGCTATATACATCTATCTGATCCTGACTGCTTATTATCAAAACAAAACTTGCAATCGTTCCGAAATTATATACAATGACAATACAGTAGAGTAGCTCCATATGAAACATGGAGCGAAGAGTACCAAGACGAAATAGACGATGAATGAGATTTTATTTTTCCATTATAACCATGAAAGCATTATTACAACGACTTACATCATTATTCTCACTTACAGAAGCTTATAAAGAAGTAAAAGTCCCACAAGAGCCACAAGAAGAAATTACTTATGAAAAGAATATCCTTAATACTTATTCCATATCAGGATATCAAGTAAGCTTCTTAGAGATCGTCAAAAAGCAATGAAGCTTCCAAATAGAATGATACGCTACAGAAATCCTCAAAGGAGAGAAAACTGTATTAGTAGGGGAATACAATGATAAAGATGTTGCAGAGTTTTATCATTACAGAGCATTAAGAGAAGCTCTCGACATCAAAAAGATTAAACAAGAGATATCAAAGATTAAATAATTTATTATATCATAGGGGTATGGCAAGGACAGACTGGAAGAAACTATATAAAGATCTATGCTATTGAAGAGCAGAGTATAGTATTATGGTCTGACTATGAAAGATATGTCCTCCGACTACTATATGTAGGTTATGTAAAGAAGAGGTAGAAGAAGAGGACTTCGCTATATATACAACTTATCGACGATCTCTCTACACTACTTGCCACAAACAATGCCATGATAAACTACAAAAGAAAGAAGCATACGAATGCCAAAAGATAGATGAGTGTTGTAACGACTGTATATTCTTTAAGAGATACAAGTGAGATAAATGACACTGTACCAAACTATGAAAAGATGTATTATCTTGAGAATGAATAGCATTATCTAGTGATTGTAAATGAGAATATTTCAAACATAGAAAAGATATTTAACTCCGTATATGTTTATGATGGTCAAGAACGATAAGAAACAAGAACATACATTTAGCAAAAAACCCAATGGGAAAAATGCGACAGGCAGACCAACAGATTATAAACCAGAGTATTGTCAAAAAATGATAGAGTATTTTGAGCAATGTAAGGCAGAAGTATTAGTCGATATATCATTCTATAATACTAATAAAGTAATTTCGCAAATAATAAATCCTATATATGAAAATGCTGAAGATTGAGATCTATTGAATGCGTGACCAGTTAAAAGAATAGAGCAAAAGATAGCAATGAATAAGTTTCCAAGCTATGTAAGGTTTGCAAGAATTATATGAGTAAGTAAATCAACTTTATTTGAACGAGCAAAAGAACATAAGGAGTTTTCGGACTCTATGGTGATATGTAACGATATTTCTGAAACCATACTTCTTGAAAATTGATTACAAGGCATATATAATCCATGATTTGCACAATTCTTATTAAAGAATAATTATTGATATAAGGACAAAACTGAATTACAGCATAGTTGAGAGGTTAAATCTATACACGACTTTACATTTGACAGTATGGATGGAGCAAACACTGCTTGATAAGCAACGAAGAATAAGACATCTCTATAAGATAGTCGATAAGCTGTGACAGACTATCGTTTTTCGTCCAAATAAATCACAAGACATCATGATGGAGGCTAAGTTGAAGAGCAAAAAAGCGAGAGGATGAGTAACAAGATTATTA